AGGACGCTCCTGCGAATAGCTTTTTTTTAGAATACTTATCAAGACCACCTACAGCTGAAATATTCTTTGAAGATGTTTTAATGGCATTAGTATTTTACGGAATGCCTATACTTGCGGAAAACAATAAACCTCGTCTACTGTATTATTTAAGGCGTAGAGGATACAGAGGTTTTAGCATGAATAGACCTGACAAAGTGTGGAATAAATTATCTGTAGCAGAAAAAGAAGTAGGTGGAATACCTAACTCTAGTGAGGATATAAAACAAGCTCACGCTGCTGCAATAGAAATGTATATACAAGATCACGTTGGTGTAGCACGTGATGGTAGTTACGGGGATTTATACTTTAATGATTTATTAAATGATTGGAGTAGGTTTGATATAAATAAAAGAACTAAGTTTGATGCAACAATTAGTTCTGGTTTAGCTATTATGGCAAACAACAGACATCTGTACACGCCTAATCCAAAAATAAATAAACAACCCGTAAATATTAGCTTTGCAAAATACGATCAAAGTAGCAATACGAGTAAAATAATTAAAAATTAAAAATGGCCGAATCAGTTATAAATACACATTTCCCAAGTCAAGTTGTTAGTGATTTAGAAAAAATGAGCTATGATTATGGGTTAAAAATAGCAAAGTCTATTCAATATGAATGGTACGGTACAACATACGGAGGTAATAGTAGATTTAGTAGTAATGGTAGTAAGTTTCATAGATTACGTTTATACGCTCGAGGAGAGCAATCTGTACAAAAATATAAGGATGAATTATCTATAAATGGTGATTTGTCCTATTTAAATTTAGACTGGACGCCCGTGCCTATTATCTCTAAGTTTGTAGATATTGTTGTAAATGGTATAGCCTCTAGATTGTACGATATAAAAGCGTACTCACAAGATCCATTTGGAGTTGTTAAGCGAACTGAGTATATGCAAAATATCCAAAAGGATATGAAAATGAAAGACTTTGATAAGTTTGTTAAAGACACTTTTGCTATTGATACTAGAGAAAGTAAAATACAAGAACTTCCAGCTACAGAAGAAGAACTTTCTCTTCACATGCAAATTAGTTATAAGCAGTCTGTAGAACTAGCTGAAGAACAAGCTATAAATATACTAATGAGAGGTAACCAATATGATTTAATTAAAAAAAGATTTTACCAAGATTTAGTAGTTTGTGGTATTGGAGCCGTTAAAACTTCTTTTAATAATTCTGAAGGCGTTGTGATTGACTACGTTGACCCAGCTAACTTAGTTTATTCTTATACGGATTCTCCATTTTTTGATGATATTTATTATGTTGGTGAGGTTAAATCAATACCTATTAATGAACTTGTAAAACAATTTCCTCATTTAAAACAAGAGGATTTAGAAGAAATAATAGCTAAAGGCGGTAATAGTAAATATACCAATAATTATGGAGCTAAAAGTTCTTTAGCTCACGATGAAAATAAAGTAGAGATATTATACTTTAATTATAAAACCTATATGAGCGAGGTTTATAAAATGAAAAAAACTGCAACTGGAGCTGATAAAGCTATTCAAAAAGATGACACTTTTAATCCTGAACAAAAGCATGATAGATACGAAAAGCTACATAGAAACTTAGAGTGCTTATATGAAGGTGCTTATATCTTAGGTACCGACAAACTACTAAAATGGCAAAAAGCTAGTAATATGATGAGGCCTAAAAGTGATTTTACTAAAGTTAAAATGAATTATTCTATTGTTGCACCTAGAATGTATGAAGGTAGAATTGACTCTTTAGTAAATCGAATAACAGGTTTTGCTGATATGATTCAGTTGACACACTTAAAAATACAGCAAGTAATGTCACGTATGGTTCCAGATGGAGTATTTTTAGATGTTGATGGTTTAGCCGAAGTTGATTTAGGTAATGGTACAAACTACAATCCACAAGAAGCTTTAAATATGTTTTTCCAAACTGGTAGTATAATTGGTAGATCATATAATCAAGAAGGAGATGGTAATCCAGGTAAAATACCTATTCAAGAAATAAACAACGGTGCGGGAGCTTCTAACAAAATCCAAGGATTAATAGGTACTTACAATTATTACCTACAAATGATAAGAGATGTAACTGGATTAAATGAGGCAAGTGATGGTTCTACACCAGCGGAAAGATCTTTAGTTGGTGTTCAAAAACTTGCAGCAGCTAATTCGAACACAGCAACTAGACATATACTTCAAAGTGGAATGTATTTAACAACGGAAGTAGCGGAACAATTATCATTAAGAATATCTGACATTATAGAGTATTCACCAACAAAAAATGCATTTATAGAATCTATAGGTGCTCATAATGTAGCCACACTTGAGGAAATGTCAAATTTACATTTATATGATTTTGGAATATTTTTAGAGCTTGAACCTGATGAAGAAGAAAAAGCTATGTTAGAAAATAACATTGCAACAGCGCTAAGCCAGGGTAATATTGAGCTTGAAGACGCTATTGATTTAAGAATGATTAAAAATGTTAAGTTAGCTAATCAAGTATTAAAAATAAGAAGAAAAAAGAAAGGCGAAGAAGATCAAAGAAATCAAATTAGACAAACACAAGAACAAGGCAAGGCTCAAGTAAATGCTTCTGCCGCAGCTGCAGATGCGGAAATAAAGAAAAATAGATCTATTGCTGAAACGCAAGAAAGATTAGAAAATATTAAAACACAAGGTAAAGCTCAAATATTAAATCAAGAAGCTGAAATTAAAAAAGCTTTAATGGCTCAAGAGTTCGATTACAATATGCAGTTAAAACAACTTGAAGCAAAAACAAAGACTTCAGGACAGTTACTTGCTGAAAATCGCAAGGATGATAGAACTAGAATACAAGCTACTCATCAAAGCGAATTATTAGATCAAAAAGAAAACCAAAAACCATCTAAAAACTTTGAATCCTCAGGTAATGATATACTAGGTGGATTTAATTTAGGTGTGTAAAATTTATTAACTATTATTATATTATATTATGGCAAAGAAAAAAGAAGAGCCAATCGTAGACAACGAAACTGGTTCATTAAAAGTAAAAGAAAAAAAAGAACAACAACCTACAGGTAATGAAACTAAAGGTAATGTTACAAAGGTTAAAGAAAAAATGACAATGAAACCTAAGGTTGTAGAAGCAACAATAACCAAGGTTGATTTAAACAAACCAATAAAACCAGAAGAAAATGAAACTAAAGAAAATAACGTTGACGACAGCGGAGTGGTTACAAGCATTGAAGATGCCAACCCCACAAAAAAACAAGAAGAAATACAACCGGAAACAGAAGCACAAGAAGCTACAACACTAGAAGAAGTTACTAATGAAGAGGTTGTTGAAGATATTGTTGAAGAAGTTAAAGAAGCTGTAGCAGAAGCTGAAGCCACTGGAAAACCTTTACCAGAAAACATAGAAAAACTTGTTAATTTTATAGAGGAAACAGGTGGTGATTTAAATGATTATGTTAAACTTAATCAAGATTATAGTAAACTAGATAATCAAGATTTACTATATGAATATTATAAACAAACAAAACCTCATTTAAATGCAGAAGAAATTAATTTTCTCATGGAAGATCAGTTTTCTTTTGACGAAGAAGTTGACGGAGATAGAGATATAAAAAGAAAAAAACTAGCGTTGAAAGAGCAAGTTGCTAACGCTAAAAGCCATCTGGACGGGCAAAAGTCCAAATACTATGAAGAAATCAAAGCTGGAAGCAAACTTACGAGTGAGCAACAAAAGGCAGTTGATTTTTTTAATAGACACTCGAAGGAAGCAGAAAAAGCAGAAAAATACGAAAAAACAGCTAAATCTAATTTTTTAAATAAAACTAATAAGTTTTTTGGCGATAAATTCAAAGGTTTTGAATATGAAGTCGGTGATAAAAAATATAGATATAATGTTAACGATGTTGAAAAAGTAAAGACTAACCAAAGCGATATTAATAATTTCATAGGAAAGTTTCTTGATGAAAACAAACAAATGTCAGACGAAGCTGGTTACCATAAAAGCTTATTCACTGCGATGAATTCTGATGCTATTGCAAAGCATTTTTATGAACAAGGAAAAGCTGATGCTTTAAAGCAAAGCGTTTCTGAATCTAAAAATGTTAATATGAATCCACGACAAGAGTTAAGTAACAATATTGACACTGGTGGAATAAAAGTAAGGGCATTAGGTGATACAACTGCTGATTTCAAATTTAAAATTAAAAACAAAAAATAATTAACAATTTAAAATTTATAAAAAATGGCAATATCAAATCCAGGAGGTAATTTGAATAGTGTTACTGCTTCGCAGCAACAAACACTAGCATCAAATTATCTAGATTTAGCGTCAACAGCCGGACAAGGTTGGGCGCAACAATATTTACCAGATCTAATGGAGAAAGAGGCTGAAGTTTTCGGACCGAGAACTATTTCAGGATTTCTTTCACAAGTTGGAGCTGAAGAGTCTATGACTGCTGACCAAGTTGTTTGGTCTGAGCAATCAAGATTACACTTGTCTTATAAAGGTAAAGTAGTAACAGCAGGTCTTACTAACGGTACTTTTGAAGTTGAAAAAGACATTGATGGAAATACATTAACTACCACTCATGGTGTTAGAACTAACGACGTTGTACTTATTGCAAGTGCTGGTATAGTTACTAAATGTTTAGTAGTGGAAACTCCATCAACAGCTGTTATTACAGTTGAACCTTATGATAAAGTTGATTTAACAGGTCACGCTACTGGATCTGAAGCTTCAACTTTATTAGTTATTGGCTCTGAGTACGGTAAGGGACAATCTTACACGGACGAAACTGGTACGTTTAAAACTGATACAAGAGGAGCTAACACACCTACTTTTAAAAGTTTTTCAAACAAACCAATTATAATGAAAGATTACTATGAGATCTCAGGATCTGATGTGTCTCAAATTGGTTGGGTTGAAGTTACTGGTGAAGAAGGACAAAGTGGTTACATGTGGTACTTAAAAGCTGAAGGTGACACTAGAGCTAGATTTACTGATTACTTAGAAATGTCAATGTTAGAAGCTGAAAAAACGGCTGATGCATCTGCTATTGGTTTTGGTGATGATGGTATGATTAGAAACATTCTTGACTCTGGTGCAGGTGGTAGTGGTACTGAAGGTTTATTTGCTGCTATTGAGTCTAGAGGTAATATTACTTCTGGTATTACAGGTGTTAACTGTGCTACTGATTTAGCTGAGTTTGACGCTATTTTAGCTGAGTTTGATTCTCAAGGTGCTATTGAAGAAAACATGATGTTTGTTAATAGAGCTACTGCTTTAGCAATTGACGACATGTTAGCATGTATGAATTCTTATGGAGCTGGTGGTACTTCTTACGGAGTATTTAACAACTCTGAAGACATGGCATTAAACTTAGGTTTCTCTGGTTTCAGACGTGGATCTTACGATTTTTACAAATCTGACATGAGATACTTAAATGACAAAGCTACTAGAGGTGGTATTAACTCTGCTGCTACTAGCGCTGCTATTAGAGGAGTTATGGTTCCAGCTGGTACATCTACTGTTTATGACCAGGCATTAGGTAAAAACCTTAAACGTCCTTTCTTACATGTTAGATATAGAGCTTCACAAACTGATGACCGAAAAATGAAATCTTGGGTTACTGGTTCTGTTGGCGCTGCTACATCTGCTTTAGATGCAATGCAGATACACTATTTATCTGAAAGATGTTTAGTTACACAAGGTGCTAATAACTTCATGTTAATGAAGTAAGCATTTATTATATTAAGGATCGAGGCTTCGGCCTCGACCCTTTATTTTTATTAATTTTATTATATATTATATTATGGCAAAAAAACAAGAAACAAAAAAAGTTGTTGCGCAGGCAGACCCTGGCGACGAACATGTAGAAAACTTAACGGTTGAAGCTCCTCAAATTGTAGAGCAACCAAAAGCAAGAGAAAGATTAAAACCATCTAACGAGTGGGAAATAAAAGATAGAGTATATTATCTTAAAGGTGGTAAAAAACCACTGTCAAGATCAATTAAATCTGCAAATATTTTTTATTTTGATCAAGAAAAAGGTTATGAAAGAGAACTAAAGTATTGTCAAAATCAAAAAACTCCTTTTGTTGACGAGATGAAAGGCGATCAAAGACTAGAACATATTGTATTTAGATCTGGAACTTTGTTTGTGCAAAAAGAAAAAGTAACTTTACAAAAATTATTAAGCTTGTATCATCCACATAAAGATGTGATTTTTGAAGAGTACAGACCAGCTAAACTAGCTGAAGAAGAAATAGATGTTTTAGAAATGCAAGTAGATGCTTTAACGGCAGCTAGAAACGTTGATATAGATATGGCTGAAGCTATCATGCGTGTAGAAAAAGGTTCTGAGGTGTCTAAGCTAAGTTCTAAAGAACTTAAAAGAGATTTACTAGTATTTGCTCGAAATAACCCTAAGCTTTTCTTAGAGTTAGCAGATGATGAAAATGTAATGTTAAGAAATTTTGGTATTAAAGCAGTTGAAAATGGAATACTAAGATTATCTTCTGATCAAAGAAACTTTTTGTGGGGTAGTAATGGAAGAAAGTTAATGGTTATACCATTTGACGAGCACCCTTACACTGCTTTAGCACATTGGTTTAAAACTGACGAAGGTATGGAAATTTATTCTAATATAGAAAAAAGAATAAATCAATAATAAAAATAATGTGGTTGCTTTTAGGAGCAACCACTTATTAAATAAATTATATGACAAAATCAAAAGGACTAGGAGATACAATAGAAAAATTTACTATAGCTACAGGTATAAAGTCTTTTACAGATATATTAGCTGAAAAAGGTGCTTTTGGCCCTAAAAAAGATTGTGGTTGTAACAAAAGAAAAGAAAAATTAAATAAAGTTTTTCCTTATAAAAAATAAAAATAAATGGTTAATATAGATACGGTATATCAAACGGTTCAAGCTTTAGCTAATAAAGAGCAAAGAGGTTATATAACACCTCAAGAGTATAATTTATTTGCTAATCAAGCTCAGCAAGATATTTTTGAGCAATATCTATATGATTTAGAAGCTTTTAGAGAAAGAAGACCTATGCAACACCAGTTAGGTGACTCGGTTAGTATGTTAATGAATAAACTTAAAGACTTTTATTCTATAAGTCCTGTTACTGGTGGTACAGCGTTACCATCTACAGGTAATATTGGTAGGATATTTTTAGGACAAGGCACTACTAACAGGAGAACATTAAAAAAAATAGATCCAGATACAATTAAAGATTTAATAGCATCTCCTTTTCACAGAAAAGAATTTACTGATGCTGTATATTATGATGACGGGTCTAGAACAATTATGGTTTGGGATGGAACTGGTCAAATAACAACTAATATTACTTGTGAAGTAATAAGTGGTAGACCAACACTAGCCTATTGGGGATATACTGTTGTAAATGAAAAACCATTATACGATCCTACTACAACAAGCCACTTTCAATTAGAGGCGGGAGAACAAACAGATTTAGTTGCTAAAATATTAAAACTAGCTGGTGTATCAATAGAAGATGAGCAGTTATACGCTGCAGCACAAGGAGAAGAATCGCTAAACATTCAACAAGAAAATAAATAACTATGCCACAATATCCAGTTCCAGGAGGTAATGGTACCTCTCAACATCACGATTATTATTCTAATCCAGAAAAATATGGAGAGTATCAATTTGTAAACTTACAAGAAGTTATAAATAATTTTATGGCTGCCTATGTTGGAGAGGGAAAAATATTATCAAAAGCGTTAAGAGCAGATGTTTCTTATCATGCTCATAGAGGTTTTCAAGAATTACACTATGATACAATATCATCATGTAAGTCACAAGAGATTACTTTACCAGCATCATTAACAATGCGATTACCTCACGATTATGTTAACTACACTAAAATAACTTGGGTTGATAATAATGGTATAGAAAGAATAATATATCCTGTTAGTAAAACATCAAAAGGAAATACAATACAACAAAACGCAGAGGGAGATTACTTGTTTACAAAAAACAATAATAACTTAAAATTACTAGAAAATAACTCGGTGTTATCACGAGCTTTGAGCATAACTTCTCCAACATTTTTACCATTAAGTTCAACTTTTTTAGTTGAATTTTCAGTTCAAGAAGGATATGGAATTGTGGGCGGTGTTGTTTCTTCAGCTCCAGCAAGTGAGTCTGTTTTTAAAGTTGGTATGGAGATACAAAGTAAAGTTTACCCAGCTGGCACAACAATTACAGCTGTTACAAGAGCTGTTAATGCGGATGGTAGTTTTACTGAAAAAGTTTTGTTATCAAACCCAAGTATAGATTTTCCACCATCATTTAATACGGCTAATAATAGAAGGTTTACAATTATAGATAATACATCTAACACAACATGGGGAAAATACAAAAGCGCCGGTGGAACTTCAGTAGCAGTTGATTCTTCTTCAACAATGTCTGCAACTACTGACAACGATCAATATTTTAGTAATTTTGGACAAAGATACGGGTTAGACCCTCAGTATGCTCAAACTAATGGTTCTTTTTATATTGATCACAAAAAAGGACTAATTCATTTTAGCTCTAATTTAAGTGGTAGATTAATTGTACTGCACTATTTAAGTGATGGCGTTGGTACTGATGGGGAAATGATTGTACATAAATTAGCTGAAGAAGCTATGTATAAATGGATTGCTTACGGTTGTGCTTCTGCTAGGGTTGATGTTCCCACTGGAATAATACAAAGATTAAAACAAGAAAAATTTTCTGAAACTAGAAAAGCAAAAATAAGATTGTCAAACGTTAAAATTGAAGAAATTACCCAAATAATGAGAGGTAAGTCTAAAATTATAAAACACTAATACATGCCAGAGTTAAAACATACTTTTCAAGGTGGTAAGATGGAAAAGGATAAAGACGAAAGGATTGTTCCTAATGGTCAATACAGAGAAGCTTTAAATATTTCTGTTGCTACCTCAGAAGATTCTGACGTTGGGGCTGCTCAAAATATACTTGGTAATATAAAAGTTACACAAGCTATAGCAGGTTATAGTATAGATCCTAGCACGGGTGAGGTGAGACCTGAATATAGTGGGGCAAACTCCAATACTCATATTGCTGCAATAGCTGACAAGCAAACAGATATGCTTTACAGGTTCGTGAATACAATAGATCTTGAAAGAGGTATATGGATGGACCGTATTGTTGAGTATGATACTACTAGTCAACTTAGTGATAGTTGGGAAACAAAAGAAGCAGCTGTAATGGTTGACATATACAAAGTTCAAGCTATTGTAGACAGCGCTAATTTAGTGTGTCCAGGTGGAAACAAAACAATATTATCAGTTCCTATGAACTGTAATCAATTACGTTGGGGAATGAAAGTGGAGTTTATAAGAGATGCAACTGGCCCATACACCGCTCCTTATCCTTCAAATTTAACAATAGAAGATATTGATTATGTTAATAACTTAGTTACGTTAGATCAAGACGCGGGGTTTACAGCTAGTACTGCTTTTGTAATTCAAACACACTTTATTGGAGATAGAAATTTAAATTTTTCCCCTGAAAGAAGCATAACAGGTTTAAACATTCTTGATGGTATGATATTTTGGACAGATAATCACTCTGAGCCAAAAAAAGTAGAAATAAAAAGAGGTAAACTAGGTAGTGATGTTTCACTATGGCAATCAACACCTGGTTTAATAGGTAGACACTCTTTTCCACTTGTATATATAGATAACTTTAATCATCACACTGTTCTGGTTGTTGATGAAAAAATTCAATATGATGAGTATGTAGATGAAAACGTTTGCCCTGTGCTAGGCTGTACAGATCCTTTGGCGTCAAATTATAATCCTTTAGCTACTCAAGATGATGGTACTTGTTGCTACGTGCCAGGTTGTATGAATACATTAGCATTCAATTACGATCCTTTAGCTTGTATTGATCCAACATATGGAGCATCTTGTTGTTATATATCAGGCTGCACGGACCCAAGCTATGTTGAATACGATCCAGCAGCTTGCCATGATGACGGTAGCTGCTCAACACCTTTCCGTTATTCTTGCTCGTATGGTTACACGATTGACAGTTGTAGCGATGTTAATAACATGGTAAAAGTTTCTAATAACAACATGTATGATGGTAGTAATTGGTTTCAAGAAATAAATCCTTTAACTAATTTATATGATCCAGAAAATACAATAGATAATGTTTTGCAGTGGATGTCTAATGATTCAAATGGTTCTATTACGCCAGTTAATAATCAATGGTATTTAAGCACTACTCTTAATACAACATGGGGAAATGGTATTGGCTGGCAATCAGATAGTTTTTGTACTTACGAAGGTGCAACTGGACTTGTTTCAAGCCCCAATCCATTTACTTTAAGAAAAGCAAAAATAAGCACATTAGTACTTGCAGGCGGCCTTGTTGAAATAGACGCATTAATACCAGCAGATGCTACTTTAAATAATCCAACTGGATTAGCAGTACCACCATCAGCTTTTTTTGATGCAACATCTACAATACAAAATATTATAACAACTTTAAGAACGCAAAGTATTTTTAATGGTAATTACTTTTATTACAGCGGTCCTAGTTGTGTGGTAACACAAGTGCCAGAAATTGTAGTTGGCGCTAGTTGGAATGATATAAAAGCAATAACAGAGCAAACATATTCGTTTAACAATACTAGTTGTGGTGGAACTAATGATGGGCCAATATATTCAGGTAATTGGCTTTTAAATTTTACACCTTGTAGTTGTAGTAATTACCTTAGCACTCCTACATGTTCTACTACTAATAGCACAGACACTAGTATTTCTATTACTAACACAATTTACTCAGATAGTGCAACTTGCGCTACTGAATGCCCACCAGCATTATGGAGCAATCCTTTAACTTCATTAACTATTGTAAGTTCTGGTAATAGCACAACAACAACAGGAACTTTAATTAATGCTTCAGGTTGTATTTATGGATGCACGGATTTTACAGCGGATAACTTTGATATTAACGCAACATGTGATAATGGTACTTGTACTTATGGTACTAGCACTGGTACCGGTATTCCTGGTGGTGGTAGTGCTACTCCTTTCACTGGATCATACACTGGTTAAAAATTGACTAAATGAAAAAATTTAAAAAAACATCACCCTTAAAATATTCTGGGCCAGGTAGTGGTTATACTCCATTAGTTCCACAAACAGGGGGAAATGCAGGTGCCACTGCTTTTGGTGTTACAACTTCTAGCACTGCAAGTATATCTACTTTAAATGCACCGCCTAGACCTGAAATTAATGATCTTTGTGATATACCAGAAAAAAGAAGACCTGTGTTTGTTTTAGAAAAACACATGACTGTTGCTAGAAAAGGACCTACAATGCCACTAACTCTGGAAATGTATTCAGCAGCGGAAGAAACTACTAATGTAAATACAACGACAGATGGTGCAATTATAGCTGCTAATTTTTTAGGTGGATCAATGGATAAGTCAAGTAACTATTGTGTAGATCCTTCTATTCCAGGTGGATTAGGCTGCGGAATATCCCCAGCAAACACAAGAGGAATTTCTATTGACGGTAAAGATGTTAGTATGTTTTATGATAGGTACCGTGAACCACTTGTTGCTGGAGATGAAATAAGAATACCTATAGATATAAATGATAATACTACTGGTAGTGGGGGTCAAGACTGGGGAGTTGGAGATCAATTAATAATTGAGCACGAGTGGATAGATGTTTATAATAGAAGAAAAAAAGCTAGTAGTAGAGTTGAAATAATAAATCCAGCACAAACAAGATGGATGGATGATGGCTCTGGTGTGCAAAACTGGGATGTACCGTGGAGTCCTTATAATACTTATGGATGTAGTAATCCAGCAGCAATTACAGATCCAGCTGCTTGTTCATCCTTAACAATTGGTGATAGTTGGGGAGAAGATCCTGAAAATAGAACTTTTGTTTTAGCTAAAATCATGAGTGTGTCTGGTTTTTTTCCTAGAAATCACACAAGTAATGAAGATGTATACAGTGCTGTTCTTGTTCAGATACCACCTTTGTTTAAAGTTAAATTTCCTAAATTTTCTTACAGATACAAATATCAAGATGGAGAATATTCTGTGTTTGCACCGTGGTCAGAAGTAGCCTTTATACCTCAAAAATTTGATTTTTCACCTAAAAAAGGTTACAACTTAGGTATGGAAAATGGTTTACGAGCATTAAAAGTTCTTAATTGGAGACCTAAAGATTGCCCGGAAGATGTTGTACAAATAGACATACTTTACAAAGAATCTAACTCTCCAAATATATATACAGTAGAGTCATTCAAACAAGATGACCCTAATCCTACTGGCTCTGCAATTAATCATTGGAATACTCCGGCTAACGGTGGGCATTATGGGAAATACACTATAAAAACAGAGTTAATACATCAAGTGGTAGCTAGTAATCAATTGTTAAGACCATGGGATAATATACCTAGAAAAGCATTAGCACAAGAAATTACAGCAAATAGATTAATATTTGCTAACTATTTACAACAATATAATCTTGATTATTTAAGAGGAGCTACTAAAATACCTATTAAGCCAGAATTTATAGCATCAGTTGAAGAAAACAATCCTTGGAGTAGAGATTCTATTAGTTTAGGTTTACCTGTTAAATCATTAAAATCACAAAGAACGTATCAACTAGGTGTTGTATATAGAGATAGATATGGTAGAGAAACACCAGTTTTAACATCTTCTTCTGGATCTGTTGAAATTGCAAAAAAAGCGGCTAACAGTCAAAACAGATTAAACGTACAACTTTTAAACAACCATCCTTATTGGGCTGAGTCTTATACTTTTTATATAAAAGAAACTTCAAACGAATACTACAATTTAGCTATGGATCGCTGGTACAACGCGGAAGATGGTGGTGTTTGGTTGTCTTTTCCTTCTGTGGAAAGAAATAAAATAAATGAAGAAACAAATTTAATATTAAAAAAGAAACACGATTCTGACGAGTTTACCGACTATGATGTTTCTTATAAAATTTTGTCAATAAAAAACAATGCTCCAAAGTTTATAAAAACAGATAAAAAATATTGGGGAGCATTACCAATACATTTACCGCCTCCAGGTTGGGGTGATGTTGGAAATTGGGATTCTGGTATGTTGTATCCTTCTGGATTACCTTTGCCTTCTCGTATGAATATAGACGTTATAGCAGAGTATTTTGATCAATCTGTATTACAAAATCTTACATCTAGCAACAACGCTCAGGTAAGAATAGTACAGTCACCTGGCTTACCCTCTGCTTTTAATGCCACAACTAGTGACTTGTCAAACAAAACGCTTTGGTACAACGTTGCAAATATAACACATATTGGTTCTCCATCTTTAACTCAATTTGATGCTGATGGTAATGAAATAGAAGTGCCTAGCCAAGTAGAAAGATTAGTTAGAATATCTTTAGAAACCGCTTTTGGTGTTGATGCTCAGTTTTGCGAGTCTGATTCTGTTATATCACCATTAGTACTTAATACAGCAAACTCTAATATATCAATGACTAGAGGGTTGTTATTAGAAGCAAGAACACATGAGGAAAAAGATAAAGCTCAATTTGAAGGAAGGTTTTTTGTAAAATTACTTAGAGACGGTAATATAGAAGCCAATATAATTCAAGCGCAACAAACAGAAAGTGAACAATATCAAGTATTAGAATCTAAAGATATAAAGTATTTATGTACGGCTCATCCAGGAATGCAAGACTGGAACAACTCTGTTTACATACCACCAAGTGTACAATTAAATCATCCAATTGCAAGTATAACTACAGGTAATGATCCTACACACGCAAATTTTTTAGTTAGTTCTTTTGGTCCTAATGCAGCTCTTACTTCTGCAAGTTACCGTGATTCTATTGGTGCTGTTCAAACAAATCCTCAAACTGCTCCTTATTGGCCTTATGGTCCTGGAGAGTTTACAGATGGTGTTTACACTTCAAACGGACCAAACAATGGGTACTGGTTTAGTATCAACCAACAATATTTAGACAACAGTGTTTCGCCTACTATTTTTCCAGCCTCTCAAACCACAGAAAATTCTTGGCCAGCTTTTCCTATAGGATATTGGAATCCACTAAACTACTGGGGTGGTTCGCCAGGTGGAGTACCCCCCTTTGGCGTAGCATCATTAGTGTCAACTAACACTGAGTGGGATATGATTACAAGTCAAAACACTGTTTATGATCACCTACTTACTGGTATTCCAGGGGTTTCTACATACAGTTCTGGTATAAAACGTGGTATATTAGATTTAAGTAAAGGGCAAGGTGGTAGTTTTGCTGGTAATGGTATTGCATTAGCTACTACAAATACTAGTTCTTTTTTAGATCAACTTGATTATTCAAACCCTGGTTTTGATAATAATATTGGGTACATGGCAGGTGCTAATCCATATCTTGTTCCAGCTATATGGGGAGATCAATCTGACTTTTTAGTTGATACTACCGGTGTAGTAGCCCCTTGTTCGGGTTCATGGCCAGCTGGATGTATGCCTATATATGATTCCGCTACACCCAGCAAACTAAGAAAATATTGGTGGAATTTATGGCAAGGAAAAAATATTAGTGAAACTTGGCCAAGAGGATCTTTTCACCCGGATAGATGGTTTTTTGATAAAGTTGGTGCTGCCGGAGGTTATAGTGGCAATGGTATTTGGGACGACACTGTAACAGGTAATTCTTATATGGATCTTTCTTATTGGGGTCCTGGTAATTTCAATGAATACAATAGAGAGTCGGGTAATATTGCTTTGATGGAAAAGCATCAACCAACTGAAACAACTTTCAATAATCTTATAACTACTCAAGGAACTCAATTTAGATTTAAACAAGATCCAGACCAAATAGTATATACAGTTATTAAAGTTGACACAACTGAAAATGTTTGGAACTACGAAGCACCGCAAGGGCAGTGGGCATATGAGGATGCAGCTGGAGCTACACAAGGTGGTGTTGGTTTTACAAAAGGAGCATTACCTGATAATGCTGATGTAACACTAGACGGACCACTAGCTGGAAAAACATCTTTTTTATCTGACGCCGTTATT